CTAAGCCTATTATAGCAATTGTCCACCATGTAATAGGATTAACCGCCATAAGTGCATTGAAAACCGCAAGACCATAGTTCCAAATTCCCCAGGCAATTGCGATGCTCATTACCCAGTCTGCAATAGGTGTTAAACCCTCTAGAAGCCAAATAAGACCAGTAGATAGCAGATCTACCGCTAATAATATTCCATTCATTATATTTCCAAAGGTTTGTAATATGTCTCCAGCATTACTAAACCCAAAAGCAGCGTCAAGAAAGTTCCAAAGAGCAATCCCTACTGGTTCTATATAAGACCATAGGATTCTAAACCATTGTGAAATATGCGGTAAAAATGAAGTAAGCAAAGTAAGTCCCGAACTCATTACATCTATGGCACTTTCAAATATTCCACTTCCTTCTCCACCAACAGCTACAAGAAAACTCCACCATTGATCTTTTAAATTGGATATTCTACCTCCAAGTGTTTTGGAAATAGATTCCATAGAACCGGCTACTCCATCCATTTTACCATATTCCAAAAGAGCATTTTTAATAGACTCTGAATTGGCATCTACTACTTTGGTTTGGTTTTTAAAACTTAAGGATACTTTGTCTCCAGATTTAGAGGCTTTAATACCAAATTCTTTTAAACGTTCAAATTCATTTGTTCCTGCGTCTAGCAATGCCTCGGTTAACTGCTCAAATCCTTTTCCTTGTGATGCTGCTAGATCTCCCATATTAGCAAGCTCCTTTTTGGTTGGATTGATTCCACGATTTACCAATTTCACAAAGGAACCTGTAAGTTCATTTAACTGATAGGGGGTTTTTGCTGCAAAATCTGTAAGCATATTAAGGGCTGCATCTCCTACAGCTTCAGATTGGAATGTATTGGTAAGAACCGCTTGAAACTTTTCATATTCTGCCCTGGCACCAATGACTTTATTTGTGAAAGTAGTTAAAGCTACAACTGTAAAGACCGTTGCCATTACTCGCTTCAAACTTTTCATGGTATTGCCCAAACTGCCAGAACTTCTGTTAAGATCATCCACCTTTGAATCTGCAATACCGGCAGATCTTGCCATGCTCCTAAGTTCGGAGCTGGCTAAATCTTTCATCTTTACTATAAATTCGTAGGCGTTCATATTAATTGGTTTCTGAAGCTTCTCTCTCGCTTTTTCTTAAATAATGTAAATTTTGTAGATCCTCTGCCCAATCTTCATCACTTAATTCTTGAGGCTTTGGGGTATGCATATAATACTTTAATAGGGCATCGTATAGACGAAAATTTATGTTTTCAGCAAGTTCATAAGCCGAGGCATCGCTCGTGTCTATTACGGCCTCGGCTAAAGCTTTTCCAAGATTGCAACCTTCTGGTTCTGTAATTTTTCTATTGCCTGAAACAATGGAAAACGCAATGCTGCATTTTTTTGATCTTTAAATGCATCATCCATTTCTAGACAAACCATTTCAAAAAGGCGTTCTTGAGTAACAAAAGGCTTGCTTCCCGGATTCTTTTTTTCTGCCAATTTCAAATCTGCTCTGGTGATCACTCTTACCACACATTTATTTTCACCTATTTTAATCTCTGTTTTTCCTCCAGACAACTTGTTAATTTCAGGATCTTCGTAATTAAAGAAGTCCATTAATTCTTTTCTGGCAGATAGAAAATAGGCATCATCTGTCTTTATTTCTTCATCCCCACCCAACCAAAGTGCAGTAAGCATTGTTTCTCCAAATGCGACCTCCCCTTGTTTTTGCATGGCTGTAAATGCCCGCTTATAATCGGTCATATTAGGAGCTCGTAGATATCCTTTTTTATCATCCACTGGTAAGGCATAGATCTCTCCATATTGTTCTTTCCAGTTTTCAATTTGTTCTTTTGTAATTGTTGTTGCTTTTGCCATTTTTTTGATTGTTAAAAAAAGCCCACCCATTACTGAGAGGGCTTTTTGATTATCTATATTTCAATTTCTATTGTTGGGGTTTTACATCCAGAAAGATTATTGGCATGTCTATTTCCATGTTTTTATCTCCTTGCTGACTTGCTTTTTTTACCTCCGTAAATTCTACTCCTTTTAAAATATCTGTTACTACAGGACCATCATCTTTAGGCGTGTAGTTTACAACTAGATCAAAAGAGAGTTTCAATACATCTTTATCCTTTGCATCTCTAGTCATCGCTTCTAATTCGCTTTGCCAGATCTTAATCTTACCTTCATAAGAATAATTACCAGACACAATTTTATGTGGCTTAGAACCTCGACCATAAAGAAAATCTTTCTCTTTTTTAGTAGTGTATTCTACTTCGGTCACCCCTTCTAAAATTCGACCTCCATAAGCAATTGTAATATCTGCCCATGCATATTGTTTACTAGAAAATAATCCCATCTTACTGTATGTTTGTTGTGAATCCAATGTTAACCTCAATCTGTTTTGCATAACCTACAGGCTGCAATAAAAGTTTAACCAGGAATTTGTTGTTAGTTAAAATGCTTTGGTTCTCGTCTATAATTACTTGAACTCCTTGAAGCTTACCAACCTGAACCATTAAGGCATTAATTTGGTTCTCAATATTGCCCTGGTAACTTTTTATGATTGCTGGATGGATGGTTCCTTCATCAGTTACAGGCACTTCATCAGAAAGTTCCTCTGTTAAAGTATCGTTAGCAATAAGAATTGCTTCGTCCATCACCAATCCTCGTGCTAATGAATTGAAATCATTTTGAGAACTGGATAACGTTTTATCATCTGTAAAGAAGTAACCAGATCTACCTGGGAACGATCTAAAAAATGTATATCCTTTATCATGGATAAGATCCCAAAAATCCACCAAGGATTCTACAGTACCACCATTTGTGAAAAACGCTTTTAAAGGTAGAACGCTACCGTCCTTAACCCGAGCAATACTTCTTTGGGTTGGGATTCTGGCAATCCTTCCTAATTCTACACCAATAGAAGCCTCCGCAGCGCCATCGCTATTTGCTAATAGCATATTCACTCGATCATATTCGGCAGTTTCATAATCAAATAGATCCGCAGCAATTCCACTAAAGTTATTACCAGAGATCAATACTCTATATGGCATGTACTTTTCAGCATAGTAAAGAGCCAAAGTTTGAGCTTTTATCACCCCTGCTTTCACATCTGGATCTAAACCTTCCTCTGCCACAACAACTCCATTAGATTTTTTGAGCAAGCCCAATACTCTAATTTTTCCAGAAGCATCTGCAATTAATTTCTTTGCAAGGTTTTCATTTACATCTGCCATCTGATCATAGGTAGTAGCATCAGATACTATCATAAACCATAATTCTGCTCCTTCTCCAGCTTCATTATAAAAATCCTTAATATGCTTATAGGCAAAAGGATTGCTTTCTTCAGTAATTCCCAGATCTATTGCAGCTGCAAGTGAAAATATCTGGTAAGAAGATCCTATGGTCACTTTATCCGCTACAGAAGCACCAGATAATAAAAGACCAGGAACTTTTTGAACACCATCACCTACTAGCCCTAAGCCGTTTTTGGCAATGTTGAATGTAATTTTTGGTAATCCCATGTTATTGTTAGATTAAAAAGATTTTTAAAATGATACCTAGAACCACTCCCACCAAAAGAGCCAAAAGGCAGTTAATGATCATTTGGAGCGTACTTACTCCTTTTTTTATTTCAGTATCTGTTTTTTCAGAAGTCCGCTCGAATTCTTTTATTAGTTCTTGCCGGATCTGTGCTCTTATTGCTAGACTATCGCATTCTGCACTTAAACTAACGGTATCTTTACCTATTGTTAGTTTTGCAGTAGCATTGCCATTTTTATTGGTAATTGTTTTTGGTTGTGTAAATGGCTTTTGAAACTCCGTTATAGGAACTTTTAAAGAGGTCTTAGAAGCAGGTACAGTAATAATTGTATCTCGATAACTAATAATCTTTTCACATTTAATCTCTGTTTTTGTTTCACTCTGGCGCACCTTTTTCGTTCCCGAACAGGCTACCAGAGCAAAGCAAAAAACAACCAAAAAAAGCTTTTTCATAATATTTTTATTAGTTACCATCTGGCAGCGCTGTCTCTTACATCGTAATGAACGAATGTTGGGTATTGTCCAATGCCTCCATTGTGCATTTTGCCTTCCCCAATTAACTTTTCAATGGCAGCCTTAATTTGTACCGGACGTTTCCCTGTAATGGTAATATCTCCAGCTTTACCGATTAAATGCTGAGATGCTTTAGCACCTCCAACACGTTTATTGTAAGAAGGACTTCTATACCCTGAATTAACCGTAATAGGCAATCCAAAAAAGTCTCTTAGAACTTGAAGGTTTTCAGCCAAAACTTTCAAGTTTTCCAATACACATGGAGGAGTTTCACTACCATCACGGCAGTCAAATTCTTCAGAATTGAAATTCTTAGTTAGTTTCATAATTTTTTAGTTTAACCCCGAAGGGTTGCTGTCTCATCGCAATGATGAAGACAGCCCTTTGTGCCATCCCATTATTAAAATGGGTATAGCGTTTATTCTTTGGTTACTGTTAAAGCTGCAATACGATCTTCAAAAGCCTTAATTGCAGTTGATCTAGGATCTTCTGACTTTTGTTCCTCTGCCAAATATCCTTCTACAACAGTAACATCGGATATCAGAGCCAATGCCTCTTCAATTTTAGGAACCGATTGATCTAGAAAATTTGTCTTTATTTTCTTAGGAGACTTTTTAGCTGGAGCATCTGCAACTTTAAATTCTTTTCCTGCTTTAAAGGTTTGTACCTTTTTATCTTCCAAGCTGTTGGAATGGCTTTTGGCATCTTCTTTTCTAGAGAACAGAAAATCATCTGAAGTGCTAAATACTTCTTCAGCTTTATTAGCTGTTAACCATTTTTTTGCGCGATCTTGAATACTTACTTTATTCATTGTTTTTTGGTTTTTATGAAATCCGCTTCAAGGAATATCCTTGAAGCGGACAACTTTGGATTATATAATTGCTCCTAAATACTTAGGGTTATTAGCTCTAATTTTTCCAACCAAAGCACGTTGTGCAAAGGATAGGATGTCAGCTTGCAATCCTGCATCTCTCAAGGTTGCATACATCTCCACATCTCCAAAAGATCTAAACACTTCATCTGATGCCCAAGTGAATGAACAACGCTTATCTGTAGCCTCTGCAACTGCTCCGTATGGCTTCTTAGCACCTAAATTGCCAAACAATGGAGTTTGAGAATAAGAATGAATCTTAAATCCATATAGGCTTAAACCTTTTTCTGCCATGATCTCTTTATAGAGTTTCTTATCCTCCTTACGGATTCTCGCCATGTGAGCAGGAGACAAACAGATATTTAAATCCATTGTTTTATCCTGTTCTGCATAAAACTGATGTAGATCTATAATCCCATCAATTACAGAATCTTCAGCAGCTAATGAGATTATCTTATTAGATCCGTTGTCTACACTTGGAGTCCATTCATAAGCAGCTCGTCTACCTAGGTTCTTCTCCAAAGAAGTTCTATGACGACCTATAATAGATTGTCTACGGTTATACTGTAATTCAATTTCTTGAAGATCACGGTGACGGGTTTGCTCTGTACTATAAGTTTTAAGAACAACTTCATTTGGGATATCTTGAATATTTGCAACTGGTAATTCATTTTCATTACCGGCAAAATAATCTTCAAATACTCCAGGTTCTATTCCTGCCTCAGCTAGATGTAATTTGTTATTCTCTACATATTCACTCATATCTGTAGATGCCAATACAAAGGAATGATCTGGTACCGGATTTTCTTTAATTCCAGTAACCCATACCTCCGTTTGCAATGCAAATAGGACTTTCCCCTTAGAAAATATTGCAGGAAGAAAGTACTGAGTAGTTCCAGATGCTGCCACAATACCTAGAGCAATAGCAGCTACAGGAGCACCTGTAAATGATGCAATAGGAAAGGCAATAAGAATGGCCAGTAAGAAATTAATGACCAATGATTTAATTGAAAGTGTCTTTTTCATTTTTGTTAGATTATTCAGGTTTAGTAGGTACTTTTTATACTCTTATTTTATAGATACTTATTTAAACCGTGTATCGTTTTCCGGCTGCATATTCTTTTGAAAGTCGAACATACTCATCAGGTTGTTCCTTATGGATACGTCTTAATTCTTCTGGATCGTTCTTTTGCAAATAGTCAAAACTCAGTTCCACTGTTTTTTTACCATTTCCACCTTTACCAGAAAGAACAACCTCTCTCACGGTTTGATGCTTTCCATCTTTAGCATCATCAGCTTCTTTATCACCAATCAATTTTGAAAGCACTACTTTTTGCCCATTAAAATCTCCTTCAAAAGATTTTAATTGAGATTCTTTTAATCCTTCAGGGATTAATCCCAACTTTACAGCCTTATCTACCAATACCACTGCTTCCGCTTTTTCAGAATCTTTAATACCAGCTTCCAATTCCTTTACTCGAGCCTCTGCCTTATCCTTTGCAAGCTTAATCTCATTTACTTTTGCCATAATATTTTCGGCAGCAGAATCTGCACCCATTCCTAATGAAAGGGCAATTGTTTGAATGTTCATATCTATGTTTGTTTTGGTTTTTGTATTCAATCGTTTCAACTTGATTTTCTTACCTCCACGGGATAGTTTCAAGGCATTGTCATTACCACCTATATCAACAATGGATAGCTCCACTAGTTTACTTTCGGTAACAGTCTCGAAAATTTGTCCAGGTAATACATCTGCTAGATCTGTAGAAGTAGCAATAACATCTGCATAAATAGAAGCCATCCTTACATAACCTCTTTCTACTTTTCCGGCAATTCTTTTTGAAAACTCCTCTGCAACATCAAATTCAACTTCAGCCATTAATTGACCTTTGTCTTTCCATAATTTAATTACTCGTGCAATTACTTCGTTGCCTTCTGGACCATTTGCCTTTTTGAATCCGCGCTCATGTATATAGAGAACAATCGGGTTGCGCATAAACTGGACGGTATCTATACCCTCTGTCATTACCCGATAGCCATACTCGTTGACTATATTTTCATCGTTAATTATAAATTGGTGAGTCATTATTTAAAGTCTGTTTATTTGACTAATTGTGATGACAAAATTGGAGCATAACCCAAGGCCTACAAAATTCTTGATCAAGCCTTGTATCCTTTACCTACAACCATTGTAAAAAAAATCCCAAGCCTTGATCAGTAATTACTATTACCTATAATGATCCCCGAAATTTGCCTGTATGAGAGATATACTATTGGATGAAAATGACGACTTGCTCATTCGCAATGGCGACTTTGTTATTGGCGAATCAGACAATCAGCATCAGCAGCATATTTTAATTGCAAACAAGGGTGAATACAAAGAATCGCCAGAAATAGGAGTGGGAATTTCCAAGATGCTTAATGATGATTCTTATGATGAAATGATGATTGAAATGAAGAAACAATTGGAGTATGATGGTATGAAGATCAAGAACATTCGTTTTGAAGAAAACGGGAAATTAATTATAGACGGTAAATACAAAAACAATGGCTAAAGGCAGAATGACATCGGTAGAGCGAGACTATCTAATAAGCCAAGGTGGAGATCTTTATTCTAAAGGATTTACACCACAAAGTATTTCAGATCTATTAAAGGTTGGTATTAAAACCGTCTATAAATGGAGAGATGAAAACAACTGGGAGCATCTAAAAGAACTTAACAGTATTAGACCTAGTGAAATTAAGAAGATGCTTTTAGAATATGTGGTAGCTCTTAAGAATGGGGAATCTCCACCGTATAAAGCAGATGATCTATCTAAGATCTCCGCTGCCTTTGATAGGTTGAATGATAAAAGAAAGAAAGCTGTTTATACTATGGAAAGCTTTGACGCCTTTTGTAGTTGGATGATGGTAAATGCAGGAAAAGCCAAGGGAAAAAATAGGGAGGAGTTATTAGAAGAATTGAAAATGACGAGAATTCACTTTCATAAATATGTAACTGAATTGCTCAAACATGACTAAAACCGAACTAAAAGAGGCAAAGGAACGCTTTGATGCGCTTACTAGGAGTATTTCCACAATAACTGCCGATAAGTTGGTAAAAGAAACCACTACCGAGCAAGAAGCACGTATCAAGCATTTATTACGTCCAGAAAATTACGTTGAATTCTTTGACTGGTATTTTGGGTTTAACTCTGGTTTACCACTTGCAGATGCTCCTTCCTCAAAATTTCATCAATCTTCCTATGAGAAGGTTTTTCATGATCCTTTTATAGTCCAGTTTAGACGTTGGTTTCGTGGGGCTGCAAAATCCATACATACCAATGTTGGTAATATGCTTCACTTAAAACAAAATAACGAGCTCAATTTTGCGCTGTTGGTTGGAAGAAATGAAGGAATGTCAAAAATTCTATTACAGGACATTCAGGTACATCTAAAATCTAACGAGCTATTTATTAAAGATTTTGGTTTGCAAATGAGCTATGGAAATTGGGCAGATGGACAATTTGAAACCACAGACGGCAAAAACTTTAAGGCTTTAGGTCTAAACCAACCATTTAGAGGTTTGAGATTTGGTGCAGATAGAATTGATTTTGCGTCTATTGATGATGTTGAAGATCGAGATCAAGCCAAGAACAAAGATATGGTTAGAAAGTACGGTGATAAGATTGTGGGAGATCTTAAAAAAGCCTTTCATCTTAGGAGAGGTAGAATGATCATTCCGCAAAACTACATTGTAAAAGATGGTATAAATGATTACGTGCTTAAAAAGTTTGAAAAATCCAAGCATTTACATGTTTCCACGGTTAATCTTACCGATAAGAATGGTAATCCAATGTGGGATGAGCGTTATTCTAGAGAAGATACTGATCGGGTTAATGCTGACACCGACTATTATACATCACAACGGGAAGATTATAATAATCCAATAGAAGAAGGGAAGCTTTTCAAATCCAAGGACATGATTAAAAGAAAAGTCCACGGTAATGAAAATTGGGATGGCTTTATAGTGCATTGGGATTTATCCTATACCAGTAATGGAGATTATAAAGCAGGAGCTCTAATTGGAGTCCAAGGTTTACGATTAACTGTATTGGAGGTTTTTTGTCAACGTTGCGCTATTAACAGTGCTATGGAAAAACATTTCTCCTGGATCTTTAAATATAAAATTAAAGGCTATAGCCCATTGTCTTTTTATGATGCTACGGCAGCACAATTGGCAGTTTATTCCCCAGTGATCTTACAATGTGCTGAAGACAACAATTGCCCGGATATTCTAATTCCCATGCATCAACAAGGAGATAAGCATAACAGGATAGAAGCTACCATTACCAACGTGCTGCACCGTAAAATTTTGTTTTGGGATGATTCTTTAGAAGGAAAGGATTATGATGAATTTATGGATCAAATCCTATCCTTTGAAAAGGGAACAAAGAACAACGATGATGCGCCAGATACTTTAGAGCGAGCTATAAGTTATGCTCAAACCTATTATGGGTATTCTAAAGAGGAAGGAAGCGGAAAACCGATGATTGGAAGACGAACAAAAAAGCGTAGAGTATGACCCCAAGAAAAGAATTGTTTGTTGCGATGAAGGATGTTCTAAAAACAATCCCGGAACTGGAATGGGTAGATCTCTTCAGAAATCAATTTGGTGACCAACATTGGACAGCTGCATTTATTAGAATAGGCTCTATACGTTGGGGAACCATGACCCAAAATAAGCAAGAAGGAGATTGTGTAGTAGATGTACTTTTTTATTGCAAGGATGGATGGATGGATCAACATCATAAAACAGAAGATCCTGAAGATGGATTGAATGAAATTGACTTGATAGATGCCATTGTAGATAAACTCCAATTTATATATGGAGAACATTTTACTCCTCTTCAACAAAATGAGGAGGAAGATGAAGAGCAAGAGATAAAAGGAATAATGAGTTATCGGTTGAGTTTTGAAACCAAGCTTTATCGAACATTAAAAACAAAATACACTTCTAAAAAAGTAACCCTAAATAACTAATCCATGTTTTTAACAGTATCAGAATTAAGAACCGTAAGCACAATTCAAGTAGTAAATCTGATTACCAATAATCAAGATACTGTTGTGAATGAGCTAATTGAAGAGAATGTGGATCTCATGAAGTCCTATATCTATAAGTATTATGATGTGGATGCCATATTTAATGCTGAAGGTACAGAACGCTCTAAAATAGTATTGAAGCATTTAAAGAGCCTTATGATCTATGATTTATACATAATAAGAAACAAATCTGTATCGCAAGAATTGGAGAACAAGTATGCTGAGGCAATGGGATGGTTAGAGAAAATTGCCAAAGGAACTATTGAAGCAGATCTACCAAGAAAAGAAATTGATACAGATGGGGATGGAACTCCAGATGGAAGCTCTCAATTTATGAAGCTTGGTGGACGTAAAAACTATAGAAACCACTTTTAAT